ATCAGGATCGTCCACCACGCCGCCAGAACCAATGCCGGTGAGCGCGGGAGCCTCGAACAGGGTCTGGATCGCATCGGCAATCTGATAGGCTTTGGAGGTCATGCGGCCTCCAGTTCAATCACAGACATGCCAGTTCCGTCCGGTTTGATCTCGCGCACGGTGTAGCTCGTGCCGGATACCACCAATGTTTTGTTGCGCTTGCTGCTCGGCGCGTCTGCCGAACAGCAAGTGAATGTGGGGTTGCCGCCGAGCATCATGTTGCCGAGCCCGGCGGCAGAGCCGTTGTCGAAGATTCCATCAACCAAAACGCCGTCGAGCGTCGCCGTACAGTTCGAAAAAGCCGCCACCGCCTGTGCGGCGGTAGCGGTCTCGATTGCAGAGGCAACGTTAGCCATCGCTCAATCAGTCAGTGATGGCCGAGGTATCCAGCGCGCCCGCGTAGCGTGCGTCGTGCAGGATGTAAGTCACTGCGCCGACTGCGTTCGCCATTGCCAGGGAATCGACGCGGATGCAGTCGAAGCCGTTCGCCACATCCAGATCAGCCGCATCCACTTCGATCACGTACAACAGGTTCTTGTTGGCCGTGGCGGCGGTGGTGAAGGTGTTGGAAGTGACAGCAGTCTCGACCAGCGTGTCGCTCGCGCCGGTGTTGGTGTTGGCATACACGGTATCGAAGCCGAGTGCCTTCTCGCCGGTGCCAGCCACTGCGGTGGCTTGCTTCAGGGTGATGTCGCCGCCGGTGACGGCGGTCGCGTTATCAACTGCCAGCACGATGGAGCAGCGCTGGAAGCCTTTGAGGCTGACGTAGTCGCAGTCGCCGTTGGTGAGGGCCAGTGCGCCGATGATGGGCGAGCCAAACACAACCTTGGCTTTGTCGATCAGTTTGATTCCGTTCATGATGTTTTCCTTTTTTCATGGGCCAGCCATTGGCTGGCCCGTGGGTTTAGCTACACTTAAGCGCGGGCTGCCAGTGCCACGAAGTGGCTGCGGGTGACCGTGCTGTTCGGCGGCGTGATGGCTTTTCCCAGTGCGGGCTGGCCATCCATGCGGAAGATCACGCGGAACGCCATCAGGTCTTGGTCGAACCACAGGTGCATGGACGTTGCCAGCTCGATGCCGCCCGCCTTGGTGATGGCGCGGTAGCCGTTCATGTTCGCCAGGATGATGTCGCCCTGATCGCCGACGGTGTCGCAAGCGTCTGTCATCACGATGGGGCGGCCCAGCAACAGACCATCCGGTGCGCCTTTGAAGCCTTCGTTGGCAGGTACCCAGATCGGGTTGTTGTTCAGCTGCAGCGTGACAATCTGCTGGAACGCATCCGGGTTGATCAGCCACTTCAGGTTTGCGCCCGCACCCTTCATTACGCGGCCGTACATCTTGGCGATGTTGGCGGCGACGATGGTGTCGGCGGTCTGGCTGGTCTCTTTGGCCTGAACGACCAAGCTGGCTGCCTTCAGGATGCCTAGCGGCATGCCTGCACCGGTGCCGTTGATGATGGCGTCCTGCGTCTTCCAGTCCACTGCCTCGCCGCTCTTGCGGGTCAGGTAGCTGGACATGGCAGGCGCATCAGCCAACAGCTCTTCGCTGGCGGATACCAGCACTTTCAGTTTGCGCAGCTTGAGCTGAGATTCGAGCAGCGCTGGCTTCTTGGGTGTGGACTGGTTGCCCTCGCCTTCCCATGCGGCGGTGATGCCGGTGGAGCCCCACGGCTGTGTCTCGTCCTTGGGGAAGGACATGGAGTTGCCGCTGATCGGCGTGTTGTCGCAAGCGGCCAACAAAGACTCTTCTGTCTCGGTGTAGCTAGCGATCTCACGGGCGAACTCGGGCGGAACGGCAAAGCCGCCATCAGGGCCGCTGCCTTCGTTGGCGAAGATCGTCGCAGCGCGGGCGAACTTCTCGCTGACTTTCTTGCCAGTGGAAGCGCGCACGACGTCTGCACAAAATTCGCCGTAGTTGACGAAGCCGCGTTTCTGGTCGTCTTCCAGGCGGTCCTTGACGCGAGCGCCTTGGCCGAAGCTGATCTTCTCGCCTTCGGATGCCTTGGTGCGCTTGGCTGCCAGCAGGCGGGATTGGAACTCGGCTACTGTGATGCCATCCTTGACGGCAGCGCGAGCCAGCTCCAGACCGCCGATGTCTGCGTGGTCTTCACCGATGGTGAAGATCTCGTTCATGCGCTTGTTGGTTTCTTTTTCTGCGTCTGCTTTCGCGCGCGCTTCAATGGCGGCGAGGTCTGCTGCTTGCTGTTCTTTGTCCATGACTTGCTCCTTGTTCGTTTGTTTGGTTTCGATGGTTGCCGGGATGACTGGGCTTTCTTCACCTGCTGCGCGGCCAACGCCCACGGTCGTGTCGGCAGGGATGGAAACGAGACTGATCTCGTAAGGCTCCCAGTCATTGACGCGGTAGGTTTCGATGGTGTCGTCGCCGGTTTCGACGAGCTGCGCTTTATGGATCACGTAGCCGACGGAGATATTCCGGCGGATGCCGTCGAGCACGTCCTGGTATACCTCTTCCGCCCGCTCGCTTTTCCCAAAGCGCACAACTGCACGACCTACCAGGTCGCCGTCGATGCTGACGGATTCGATCACCCCGACGATGTCTCTGGCATCGTGGTCACACAACACAGGCCCGCCCGATTTGAGGCGGTCGAGCCTGACGGATTTCTTGCCGTGGTCAAGGATCTCGCGCCCCCACCAGCGGTCGTATGGTTCTTCACTGGAGAACGCCAGATTGACGGTGCGGGTGTCCGCATCGACGGCTTCGCGCGTCACCACAAAGGTGCGCTCGACTTTGGTGCCCGGCTTCAGTGTGTTTTGCTGTTTCATGGCTGCATCCTCGCAAATGGTCTGGACATCGTTCAGGGGAGCGGTGTCCCGCTTTTCTTTTTGGTAGGCTCTGTCTCGGGCTCGGCGGGTACATTCGCTGCAGGGCCGTTGCCGCCCAACTTGATGCCGCGCGCCTTGATCGCGGCCTGAAAGCGCGCGATGTCGTCCAGCACGTCCTCGGCATCCAGCCCTTGCTGGCTGGCGATGGTGTAGGGGCTGGCGAGGCCGTTCTCGATGGCGATGACGGAGGCATTGATGTCCTTGAGCGGGTCCACCCATTGCCAGCGGCGACCTTGGAATTCATGCGCCATGAACTTCTGGCGCTTAGCGGCGGGTAGCGCGGAGCCGTTCGGCAGCAGGATCGCGCCGGAGAGCAGCGCGTTATCCATCCACCCGGCATAGACCGTTTCCAGCAATGCGCCCGCCAGCCAGCGCTGGATCAGCATCCAGTTGTCGCGCTCTTCCAGAGTGCCGCTGCGGATGCTGCTGAAGTTGACGCCTTCGAGGTCGTTGGCCAGCGAGTGGTAGGCCGCGCCGAAGCCACTGCCGATGTCACGCTTGGCACCCTTGACGAAGGATTCATAGTTGGCGTGCGGATAGTCTGGGTTGAAGGACTCGAAGCCGTAGCCTTCCGGCAGCATGCCAAATTGGCCCGGCTCGGCCTCAGTGAAGGGGATGCCCGCTTCGTCTTCACCATCCTGCAGACCACTTGTGGAACCGTCCTTGCTGGTGAAGAAGCCCATCTTGCTGGCACCCACGCGGGCAGCGATGATGGCGGCTTCCTGAAAGCCTTTGAGGTGATGGATGCGGATCATGCTGGCGTGCATCCAGGGGATGCCGCGCACTTGCTCTGGATCGTCGGTGATAAAGAGATGGATGATCTCGCCGGCGGGGATCCGGGCGTGCTTCTTTCCGACAGGGTCGCGCCCCAACGGAGCAGTCAGCAGCCAGTAGGCCACTGGGCGGCCGTCGCCATCCATTTCAACGCCCATAATGATCTGGTTGACGCCGGGCGTCTGCTCGCGGTTGAGTGTGGTGTCCAGCCGCTCGATGTCGAGGAATTGGAGCGCATAGCCGTATTTGTTTTTCGCGCCTTCGCGGATGCGCACCAGCGCTTCGCCGTCGCGTGCAACACCACGGATGATGGTGCGGGTCATGTCTGGGAATGACATTCGGCCAGAGACGTCGCAATTGGTCGCGCGCGACCAGTCCAGCCATGCGATCTCGATGGCGGTGTTAGCGAGGCCGTCTTGCGCTTTGCCGTCGGAGACGCGCGCTTGCAGCGTGAATCCGTTGGAGCCGACCACGTTGGTGGTGACCATCTCCATGTACTTCTGCGCCAGCGGTTCGTTCTTTGCCAGGTCGCGCGAGCGGCGGCGCAGGGCATCCAGATCGGCGCGCAGTTCGGTGTTGATGCTGCGGTCTGATTCTGCCCAGGAATGGGTGAGGCGGTTGTATTGCGCAGCGTCGAAGCGGCGCTTGCTGTGTTGTTTGGCGGGCAGCAGCCGCGACAGCCAATGGGGCACTCGCATCAGAACCTCACGTTGAGTTTATTGCGGGAGCCCAGCCCAAGCGTGGCGCGCTCGGCGTTTTCTTCGGCGCGCACTTGGGCGGCGTAAAGATTGCGCAGCTTCATCAGGCCGGTGAAGTCGTACTTGAAGCGACGCCCGGCGATCTCGGCCTCGACCACGGCCAGCCGCTCGCCGCTGGAGAGCGACAAGATTGCTGCGTCGATAGCGTCCAGCATCTTATTGGCTTGGGTGCGCGAGTCGTAACCGGCTGAGGTGATGGCTGCCAGATTCGGCAGCACGGTCATTCGGCCTTGCGCCACGGTGACGCGGTCGGTGCCGTCCGTTACCCAGGCAACATAGGTGTAATCACCGGCAACCCAATCGTCTGAGGTGGCGATGGGCACGCTGACCAGATGCGCATCACCATCCGCGCTGGCGGTGATGTCGATCTTGGCGGTGGCATTGATGAGGCGGTAGTAGAGCGTCCAGCTGCTGGCAGGGTATAGCGCCAGAGACTTCAGCCAGGTGATAGTGTCACCCGCCCGGACTTTGGACGGCTCAATGGTAGGGATTTCGATGGACATGGTACACAGCATGTCCGACTGCTTGGACATCGTTCAGGGGAGCGATGTCCAACTATCTTTGCTGGCCTACGGAAGGCCGTACTTATCACGGCACGGTGCGCATGCGCCTTGCACCAGTCGCTGGCTTTTTTCTCCACAGGAGTAGCAGGTGCCTGCGTTTCCGGCCGGCATCTTGGCTGCCTCGCGCCTTGCTGCCTCAACTGCACTGGCATTGTCCATCTGCTCGCGCTCGCATCCGCGATCTATGTCGTCCATCACCTTCTCCTATATCCCGACGATGCGCCGGATCTGTTTCGTTGATAACCCAAACCGGGTCGCCAGCATCCTGACGTCGTGGTTGCCGCTATCCCACACCGCTTGTATCTTTTCGTTGCGTTCGGTGATGCGCGCTTCTTTGCCGTGGGCGATGTATGGGTTGTCTCCCCCCCAGTCTGCCCGCACCTGCACCTCGATCTTCGCCGCCAATACATCATCGAACCGCCCATTGCTCTGCACGGCCTGCACGACCCTGCTGAGAATGTCGCGGACGATGTCGTCTGCCACTCACCACCCCTTGACGAAGCCACCACGGCGGCGACGTGCGCGCGGGGTGATGCGGTCTTCTTCGGCATCAGGCGGCGCTTTGGCGACGGCTTGATCCAGCGTTTGTTCCGGCTCAACCTTGACCACGGCGCATTCCCCTTCCAGCGTCACCCGCATGCGCTCCCAATACTTCGGATCAGGTCTGCCCGT